GTTGCGTCCGTCTACTGCGGCAGTAGGTAACCACTCATCAGCTGCCAAAATGCGCAAACGAGTTGCCATATTACCAAAGAAAGGGTGACGTAGTAGCAAACCTACTCGTGCAACAATAATGCGATCATATACGTCTACACGCATTTCTTCTAACTGTTCGGGTGTAACATTAGGATCTGGTTGCCAATGTGTTTTACCTTCAACGCTCATGTGCTATGTCCTTTATTTCAGTTTATATGTATATTATACACTATTTACAGCAATTGTCAACCAAAAAAGAAAGAACGAGCTCAAAAGAGCCCGTTCTTTTGTGTCATTAAGCAGACTGTGCTGCCTTAATGTACTTACCAAAGCGATCGTGGAACTCGTCGAAACAGTCCACTTCGTCTGGATCAATGGGCAGTTGATACTGAGTAAGTGCAAGTTTAATGCCCATTACTACTAATTCTGTATCAAAATTGTCCATTGCAAAGCGCAGGAAGTTGTTGACTTTGTCATCAAACTTTTTATCATTTTTGTCTGATGCTTCTTTCAACTCGTAACAGAGCGAAACAGTTAAGGAATACATAGCACTGATTTCTTTTGTATTCATCTCTTTTACTTTGCCTGCTAAAATATCAGTAGGATTAGGCATACTAGACGCAACTTTACGATGCGCCATAAACTTGACAGCCAAGCCTTCGCCTACTGCACCACTAACTAAGTCGGTAGTGGTATTTTCGTCAAGTTCGTCTTCTAGCAGTTCGCTAACAAACGACCAAGAACGCGGTGTTGCAAAAGAACGACTTGAACTCTTAGGATCAAAATCGTACAAGTCTTTCTTTGCAAAAGTCAAATAACCAACAACATCTTTGTGAATTTTGTTGTCGGCAGCCCATTGAAACCAATCATCAAACGATACAGCAAGTTCCAAGTGAACAAAACGATTAGCCAACGGAGCAGGCATACGATACGTAACACCTTTATCAGCTTCGCGGTTACCTGCCGCAACAATTACAACATTGTCTGGCAGTTTGTATTGTCCTACACGACGGTTTAGAATAAGCTGGTATGCTGCCGCTTGTACTGCCGGAGCAGCTGAGTTCATTTCGTCAAAAAACACAACAATATGATCATATTGTGATGCAAAGTCTTCATCTGGAAGTTCTGACGGAGCACCCCAAACCATTTTACTTTGGTTAGAATCAAAGTAAGGAATACCTTTAATATCGGTAGGCTCCCAGAGAGATAAACGAATGTCAATTAGATGTGATTTAGGCAAACTATCTGTAATTTGCGCAACAATGTCAGACTTGCCAATGCCTGGAGGTCCCCAAAGAAAGATAGGACGCTTTTTAGCAATAGCGTGTTTAATAGAAGCCTTCGCGCCATTAGGGCTTACTGTGCGTGTTGCTGCATTTTCCATAGTGTATTCCTCTTGTTTGGATCAGTGCTAATTTCTAACTTATGTAATAAGTATAGCATCAATAGGATAAATGTCAACCGTTTTCATAAAAAAGATTAGTTTAATAATCAATAACTTAGGAATCTTTTGATTCTTTTTTCGATCGATTCATTGCTTTTGTTAGTCCATACTTACGTAAATCACCACTAAAAAGACTTAATTCAACTGCTTTCTTTTGGCTAGTTACCGTTATACTTCTATTTGTAAGATAGTAAGGACAATCAATAAATTGATCTAAAAATATAATCACTTGTGTAGTAACTGGCATTTCTTTAGGATATGGAATATCATAAGTTGCTAATTCAATTTCTTGTAGAACATTGTATCCTGTTTCCGTAAGTCGAAGCCCACCAGTTTGCTTGTTACGAGTGTTTTGCCACCATAGTGGCATGTATTGCTTAACTGTAGTATCGTTGGTACTTTTGCCAAGCTCTTTAAGAAACAATTTAGTATATGTTTCTTTCCAATTCATTCTTGTACTTCTTCGCCTGTTGTAAGTTTAAAAACAGCAAAGTCATTACAGTTAAACATTTCGTTTAATTTTTTAGCTAAGTTATGAGCATGTCCAGGATTCGAAAAAGAAACTTTTTTATATTTAGGACCAGGATAGTTAGTTAATGCATTTGCACTTTTTAAGTTAAAAGGTTTACCTTGATGAAACACTGCCCAAATAGCTTCAGCTTCTAATACTTGTTCAGATTTATAAGTTTTATTATTAATGTATTCTAAAATAACATTCGGCTTTGGCCTACTCATATGCGTAATTCCTTAATTATATACGCATATATTTATCTCTTTTTAGTTAACTACGTATTTTATTTTAACGATTAAACTTACCAAAAGACGTAGTAAGATACTTAACATCAGTATTAGAAACAACACCATTGTGCCAATGTGTCCAAGCAGCAGGAAACATAACAGTTAACCCTTTTTTAGATGGAGTAGTAAGATTCTGATTATGAAAGTATGTGCCGCCACCGTTGTCAATATCTTTAAAATAAGTCATTAAACTTAAATGTCGGTTTTCTACTTCAGGATTTGGGCTTCCGTCATCTTCACAGTGTGCTCTATAAAATGCATCGCCTATTGCATATCTGTGCATCATAGGAGGAGTCATGTGCCATGGATACAAATTTTTATACACCAAAGGGTATTTCTCTTTATACAATTCAACTACTTTAAACATTTCTTCAATGTATTGAGCATATAACTCTTCCGGTAGAGAATCTAAAAATGTAACATCACAACCATTGTGATCATCTCTCCAGAAACAATCTCTATTAGATTCAAAATAGTCTACTATAGTATCACACAAGTCTGGATTGATATACCATCCAGCAATAAAATTATCTAAGTCATTATGTTCATAAGGTGTTAGCATGTAAGTATTTATTTCCAGCCAGTACCGCCATCCATGTTTACTTGGATAACTTCTTCGTTACTAGTTTTAGACTCTGCAACAAGTTTTTCTAAATCTCCTTGTAATCTTGACATGACAATGCCAAGTGTAAATGCAAGATTTTTTGCTTGTTCAATTGAAATCTTTAATTCTTTTGCTCTAGAATTTTCTGCACTTTTTACAGCAGTAATAAATTGTTGTAAAGGTATAGTATTCAAAGGTTCAACGGTTGGCACGACTTAACTCCTGACGCATTTCTAATTCTGTTTTAAAGGGACCTTTATATTCGTAGCGTTCAATAGTAATCGATTTAGGACAAAAGCTCTTAACCCAACCTTTGTCAAAATGAATAATATAATAACCTGCACAGTAAACACTTTTACTTTTATCACTTTTAGTAAATAGTGGTAGTTTATGCTTTACATCGTACATTGTATTATATGGCTTAACACTAGTTGGAAAACCGTGTACTAAGAATTCTTCTTCAACTCTTTCTTCGAGTTGAACATCGTTCCAAATAAAATCCATACCAAACTTTTTCTTCATTTGGCGTTTATTGTCAAAAAAACATGTTTCGGCTTGACTAGAAAACATGTAACGATCATCGTTCCACGATAATGTTCCTATTTTTTGATTGTCTTGTTCTACAATCCAAAAACGATCTTTGAGTACTGGTTTTGCTTTAATTGTCATTGTGGATATCTCGCTTGTAGTGGTTCTGCATACTGTTGTGCTTGATCTGCAATACGTTGCATATCCCATTTAGCACAAAACTTCATAAGACGCATACCTACTTGTGATATGCTCTTAGGTTCTACTTCTGCAATAGTGTTATTAATTATCTCTCTAATTTCTGCAGGTTGCGCAGTCAAATCACATAATGTTACATTGCGATTGTAATCATCTAGCACACGATGTTCTTCACCGTTATGATCTACCCAACGCTGTAGCATCATATTATTCCAGTTATAACCTTTCGTTGACTTATCCTCGAACGCTTCGAGTAGTCCAACTTTGTTTTTAGTGCCTTTCTTTCTAACGCCTGGATAGGCAGAGAATACATTATCGCTAGTATCTCCTCGCATACACTTTTCAAATAGTAGCCATTCTGGATTAGGAGCAGGTTTTATTTCTTTAGTCTTTTTATCTACAACAGGCTTACCTTTGTCGTCAAAGTAACCTTCGTGTGTAATAGTAGTATTGCTTACACCGTTGTATTGTTTCACATTAGGAGCAATAAGTTGTGCAAAGTCACCGTCTGTACTAATAATAATATGATTGTCGTTAGGATGATTTTGTATCCAGCCAGCAATTAAATCATCTGCTTCTAGTTGCGGATGACGCATAACAGTACAATTAGTTTTTTCTGTAACAAAATCTTTAAACTCGTCAAAGATTTCCCAAAACACAGTATCTTCTTCTTGCTGTGCAGGTGTAAGTGCGTCACGAGCGTCCTGTCTATTACGTTTGTAAGGCTCGTAGTAGTCTTTGCGCCAACTACGCCCTTCTAAACAAAACACAACGTGATCGGCGTTAAAGTCTTGCCATGCCTTTTTAATACTGTTAAGAGTAATGTGCATAGCCATTCCTACTTTCGTGTCGATGTCGCCACGTACTACGTGGCGAGCTCTAAAGAAAGTATTTGCGGTGTCTATTAGTATATAAGTGCTCATAATTATAGTGTATACTCTTTTAAATATTTGTCAAGTGTTTTTGCAATTAATCGATGTCCTATTGCAGTTGGGTGTTTACAAGGCGCTATAAATTTACTATTAGGAACGTCAAAAAAACTGTGATTAACTTTTGTTTCGTGGTCTGTAGGAGTTGAAGTATTTCCGTATCTTTCTGCAATGATGTCAAACAAAGTATTTCTTTTATAGTTGCTATTGATATAATTTATACCGTCGTATGATTCCGGACTAAAAGAATTTATGAATGCATAAGGAATATTATTTAATTTTAATAAATGACTTATACCGAACATGAGCATTTTAGTTTCAAATACAAAGTTTTTATTAACAATGTTAGATGTTAATACAGTTTCGTATCTATCAAATTCTTTTTTATATTTTCCTACCCTAAAAGGGGTAGTCCAACAAACTAGAAAGAAACAATTATCAGTCGGTTGATCTAAACGTTTTTGTACTTTATATGCAATGCTTTCATTGCCCGATCCTCGTTCTCCGTAATTTTCGAACGATGTAAAAGAATTATTAAGAGATGCTAATTGCGTAACAAAGTTGATCTTTGCTCGATCTTCAACAGAGTTTTCTATTGGTTCTTTTATAAGTCCTTCTACAAAACTATCCCCAAATGCTATTAACTTCATTTATGAAACTTCTGACTTGCCTTTAGCAATAGGCACAACATTAATATAACCTGCACTTCTGTTTGTATCCATGCCTTCTTCTTGTAACATGTTGTACACAATATCACGGAACCAACGATCTACAATTTCTTCTTCAGGATCTGCTTCAGTGCCATATCCTGCTTCAACAAGTTGAGCAATAAAGTATTCGTTCCAATCGAGTTCAAAAAAACCATTACGAACGTTTTCTTGATTTACTTTAACGTCGAGTACACTAACCCAAGGCTGTTTTTTACGTGTAGCATAAGCCTTAGGATCTTTCTTTTTAAGAAGTTTCATTTCTTCTTCTACGATACGTGCTTCTTCTTGCGCTAATGCTTGTTCTTTAGCAGTGATACCTGTTAAGTCTCTTACTTTTTTATTCCACCAACCCATTATAATTGCTTCCTTATTTTATTTGCCTGTTCTTCTGTAATCTTTTTACCTCGAAGAAGATCGAGATCTTCTTCACTAAGTCCCCCAGGCATTCCCGAATAGTGATATATGGAGTCTTGGGGTAAATCGCCATCCTCTTTCCATACACGCTTCGGCAACTTCTTTAACGTTAAGATTGTATTCTTCACTGCGTCCGCCCAACGGCATAAGATATACTGGACATTGTACCCCGGCACT